TACGAATTGCCCAAGCTTTCTCCAGATAGCCCAGAAGAATTAGGTGCAGAACCCACCAAAGAAGATTTGGACAATCTTGGCATATTGGAGTTGGGCTTATTGGATTACAGCCGATGCTCCTTGCCGGGAAAAGCCAGAGAAATGATCATTGAGTCTTCTTTGGCATGGGAAGCAGACTATTGTTTGATGTGGGATGATGATATGCTGTTTGATCATAGTCTGTTTTTACGGCTATGGAGACACCAAGTACCCGTGGTTGCTGCACTGGCATTTACCGCAAGGCAACCTTATAATCCAGTAATTATGACGATCAAAGAGTCCGTAGACTCGACTTCCGGCAAGCCTATGATGAGTAGCGAATTCGTATTGGACTACCCGAAAGATAGTTTGATTACAAACTCTGACGTAGGTGGAGCATTGGCCTTTGGAACAGGAGCCTTCCTTTCGGATATGAACATTTTTCGACAGATGCCACAGCCTTGGTTTGAGTCAACGGGGGCTGGCGAGGATTTCTTCTTCTGTACAAAATGCCATCAGCATGGAATACAGCGATACGTAGACACTTCTACCAAGACTCGCCACAAGAAGTGGGAGATAGACTGGATCAATGAAGACTACTACGATACATTCAGAGACTTAAATCCTCAAATATTTGAGGATATGGCTGGCAATGGATTAAAGAAGGAGGTTTCTGCATGAACGAGACTCTTCTAACCATCTGCATACCAACATATCAAAACTATCAGCAACTTCAGTGGTGCATCTACTCTCTGATTGCAAATACAGAATATCCACTAAAGGTCATTATAGTAAACAATGACCCCACTGAAGAGTCTCAGAGCAATATCTGCTCTATGGTCAAGTCTACAGACGTAGATAATATTGAGGTGGTACAGCCGGGGAGCAATATGAAGTGGATGGGGGCAATTAATATTGGATTAGCAAAATCCGACACCCCATTCTTCTGCATGATGAATGATGATGTTTTGTTTCCCCCGAACTCCAAGGAGTTTTGGCGCAGCCTAACGCGCCATTTCAACAGGACAGAAGTAGGGGCAGTTGGTCCTTGCTCAAACTTTGTGTCAGGGAATCAAAACCTTTTCAATATCAATCTTCCGGTGGAACTGGAGACAAGCCTGCTCATTGGATTTTGCATGGTAGTTCGCACAGAACTACTAAAAAAGATTGGTGGACTGGATGAGTCATTGCCGGGGGGTGATGACTTGGATTCGTCTATAAGAATGCAGGACGAGGGCTATGTTCTTGTTGCAGATAGATCGGCTTATCTTCATCACATCGGGCAGCAGACAGGGCAAAGGGTTCATGCCAAGTTCTGGGATTCAAAAGAGCACCAAGAAATCACCAACAATGCCTTGATTCGCAAACACGGTATAAAGAAATGGTATACCTGCTTCCAGATGGGATGGCAACCCTATGGATCTGAGACAAAAAAGATAGAAGAAGGGATGCGGGAAGAAGAGTGGATTGAGGGTCATCTTGACGATTTAAAAGACAAAAAGGGACTCAATCTGGGATGCGGTCATAAGGGCGATTCCTACGATGCCTTTGGCATTGACATGGCAAAAACCGGAGAGAAAGGGGCTGGCGGCAGAAAGTATGACGATGCTAATCCAGACACTACTGCAAATGCTTCCTCTCTGCCAGTTCAAACCGATAGCATTGACTACATTATGGCTCCTCATTTATTGGAGCATATAGTCGATCCCTACGCTGCTTTGAATGAATGGAAAAGGGTTTTGCGCCCCTCTGGGACATTGCTTTTGACCATGCCGAATCACGAATATTTGCCAACGATGCTGATTGACCATACGCACGTTCACGCATATACCCCTCATTCTGCCAAATCTTTATTGGAATCACAGAACTTCTGGGTAGAGGAAATGATTGAGAATATTCACGGGACGCTGGCCTTAAAATGCCGAAGCTTGAAATGCTGGGATGAGGAAACGCAGACATTTTTCAGCGGAGAGGAGGCAATGGCATGAGTGATCCTAGGATATCTTTTGTTTATAACAGTGACATTCGCAACAATGGCACTCCGACCCTTGCCTATAACTCTGTAAAGCATCAGTTGGGATGGAATGACAAGGTTGATCGGTGGAGGCCCGAAGGGGAACTGCCAGAGCGGGAGTTATATATCTATGTAGATGATGGCAGGGATGACTTAGAATGGAAATGCCCCGGTCCTTCAGCTTATTGGGCCGTAGACACGCACTTAGGCTATGACTATAGGCTTTGGAAGGCGCGTCAGTTTGATAAGGTTTACTGCGCCCAGAAAGAGGGGGCAGAAAAAATGCGTAAGGATGGGATAAAAGAAGCCTATTGGTTGCCATTGGCTTGCAACCCTATGGCCCATCCCAATCTTTCTGAGATGATGCTGCATAAAAACAAAGAAGAGCATACTTGGGGCAAGGGATTGGATAAGAAGTACGACCTTGCTTTTGTCGGATTCCTTAATGAAGGCGATGGCAGCGATACTTCTAACAATAGAATAGAATGGCTTGATCACGCATTTAAGCATTTCCCCAATTCATGGCTTGCATGGCAATGTTTTTTTGAAGATATGGCTGTGCGGATTATCCGTGCAAGGTTTGGCTTTAACATTAGCATACGCAACGATTTGAATATGAGATTCTTTGAAGTGCTGTCTACGGGAACGTGCCTGTTAACAAATACAAGCGTAGAGGGCATTGATGATTTGGGGTTTGAGGAAGGTAAGCACTTCGTAGGATACAAAAGCAAGGAAGATCTTGTTAACAAGACCAAGTATTTCTTAGAAAACCCGATGGAACGCGAGGGTATAGCACGGTCAGGACACGAAAAAGTCCGAAGCGGTCATACGTATGACAAGAGGATGCAGCGCATTCTTGATGATTTTAAAATTGCAGCATAGAAATTGGGGTGGGTTGGCAAGTTTGGGCTTAACTCGCAATCCTTGAGGGTCTTGTTGGCTCACCCCTTCTTTAAACGGAGAAAATAATGGAATCATATTGGAGTGCCACAGCCGCAGGAACAGACTCAGGAGCAACGGCAGCAAAGGCTGCTCAAGGCAATAGAATGTATGTTGTTACTGCTGTTTCTGGACACGGGGATGCCGACTCTGTCATTACCGTAAAAGATGGAACAACTATTATTTGGGAGAGTAAGATAGATGTCAGTGTGGAAGGGACATCGTTTCACTTTTCTGGATTGACTTTGCCGTGCAGTTCGGGGAATAAGGCTGAAGGAGCAATTGCTTCTTCCAGTGCGGACTGCCAAATCACTATTAGTGGAATTCTATAAAAGGAGATTGCCATGTTAAGTGCCTCATCTAAGCCCATACTTAGTATTGACAATACGTTAACCAGTGCCTTGGAGGAAGAGGTCCGAGCTGGTCGAGCCAGTCTGGACGATGGCGTTCCTCTGCCTCTTTCCAAGACAGACAAGTCAAAGATTATTTATCGCAAGTACGAAGCGCAGTCTCCCGATCTTTCCGATACTTCACATCGGGAATGGGAGACTACGATGGTGGCCCATCCAAAGCTTTCTATTCTGGGAATGGAAGACAGGCTTTTGGATGATGAAATTGTCGGCGTTTCTGAAGATGATGGATTGATCCTTCGCTTTGTTGGCACTGCCGAATCTACCGTGGCTATTGATATGAATAACGGCAGAGTCATCAAGGAAGAAGAGGCAGAGCTTTTAGAGGAAACAATGGGACTACAGATCCCCCGTTATACCGAATGGTGTTTTCGTCTTGGATGGGTGAAGCTAACGAATGGTCCTGAGTCTAGACGTAAGCTTGCAGAGACATATGAGCGGCAAAAGAATATGGAGCAAGCAGAAATGTTTAACTCTATGGAGCAATTTTTTGGTAAATTAATGGGAAGACTTGATGATATGGGGCATTCGTCTACAGACCCTAGTCAAGTGGCGATGAAGGATGGAGAGATAATCAATACAGAATCTTTTCTACAGGAAATGCTAAAGACTAATTCTCCAGAGCAAATGAAAGCATTGATCGACTTAGAGGCTCCAGATGAGATAGAGCCATTGAGTGTCGAAGAATTAGCCGAAGAGCAGGAGATGTTGGCTCAAGAAGAAAAGGCTATAAGCGAAGCAGAGGAACTCAAAGAGGCAGAGCCTAAAACTTCCAACAGGGGTAGACCCAAGAAAAAGTAGATAGAATGCCTACATTTAAAGACCTATATACGCATTTGAATTTATTGGCATCAGAGGAAGATGGTGACGATTTTCAACTGATGGCAAAGAGAGAGATCAACTTTACCTACAAGGAGATTCTCTCAGAAGGCGATAACGACTTAGAGCGAAGGGAGTTTACTCTCACTACGAGATCTGGAACCGCTAAGTACGGGATGCCTATATACGTGTCTCAAGTGTTGAATATTGAAGACGATACCAATGATAGGATGCTTACTCTGAGGGGTCCACATGAATTCGACAGGAATCGTGCGGGTCTTTCAGAGTCAGGCACTCCGCTTAGAGC